TCAATGTCAGCCGGAGCAGCTTTGGGAAGTTGCGGCGTGGCTGGCGTTGGCGGTGGTGGTGTTGGCGTACTGGGAGGATTCGGCAGAACGGGCTCAGGGTCGAAAACTAATTCCTCTGGCCTGTAATCCATTGGATCAAAGGCAGGCATATCAATAATCGGCACGCCAATGTTCACCGTGACAGGCGGAGCTTTTGGAACGGACATGGCAGGGATGCCGTCCCAAACCCGAACGTCACTGATCCCAATAGTGCGAATCTCAGGCACTAAAACGGCAAAGCAGGGCCAGTCGTACTAGGCATCAGCTCTTTGACCTGGCTGGGCATTGCCTCAGTCACGGAGTCGCTAAGAGCACTGTGCATCTTTTCGATCATCAGCGCCTGAATCTTGTCTAGGTTCTGCTCAATCATTGCAGGACCACGCACCACAGCAACCACAAGCAGCGTGGTGTTAGCAGCAGCAAGGATGAAACCAGCAGCGCCGAGGATGTTTAGACACTTCTGCATAATTGTCTCCAAGAAAAAACCTTGCCGCTGGTGTGAGGATCGAGTCCTACGGCAAGGCTGCGGGTGTGTTCAGGTCCGCGTTTGAAGTGTAATCAGAACTTGACTTTGCCGCCAAGCTTCAGGCCATAACCTGCATCGATGTTCTCGTATTTTGCATACGAGACCTCTCCGTAGATATCGATCTTTTCTGCAACGGGAGCGGAAACCCCGGTTTTTGCAGAGAAGCCAACTTCGGTGTCTCCACCGTCAGGCTGCAGCCAGGAAGGACCGCCTTGGATGTAGAAAGCGCCTTTTTCCCAGCCCACATGGCCATCCATGACAGCGCCACCAAAGTTAGAACCGCTCCAAGCGCCGTTCCACTCAGGGTTCAGGTAAAAACCGTCAGCCTTTGCTGCAGAGAGGGGAGCCAAGGCAAGAGCGCCAGCGGCTGCACCAAAAACAATTCGCTTGATCATTTGAATGTTGATTAGCGTTTTTCGAGCCCACCTTACAGGCTTTAGGCAAAAGTGCCGATGGCGCGTCAGCCATTCTGGTTAGTGGTTACCGACCCAATTCGCGTACTTGATATGCAAGCCAGTGAATAAGCCGTGCATTGCGTGACCAGGATTGTCCCGGCCATCGTGCTCGTATAAGGCGTCAATCCACCGCACACGGTTACGCATGGCCACAACATCCTCAGCACCTGGCTTACAGGGAATCATTGGGTCAGGTCGAGTCATCAGCAGGATCAGGTTCGTTGCCTTCAGCTAACCACTTAAGGTATTCCTGATAATCCGCGTTGGCGGGATCTGTAGGAATCCAACAAGGATTTTCAGAGTCAATTCTGTGAATCATTGTTTCTTCCATGCCAGGGACAGGCGGATTTACACGTTTATATTGTTTTGTGATCATAGCTCTGCCTCAGCGGTATATTGGAAAATGTTTTCTGTAACGCCAGAAACGTTAACGTCTACAATAACAGCGTTTTCACTTGAGTAAATTGCAGACGCACCTTGGTTGTTGCCAGAGTTTGTTCTTATTTTGTCAATGTTGCCATCCCAATCATAAGTTTTAAAAGTAGGGGTAGCTCTCATCCTTTCTTTTAAATAAGCAGTGTGAGCAAGTCTTCCGCCTCCTTGAGCAACAGTCATCCAAGCAGTGCCAGTGCTTGTTGCACTACCTGGAGGGTCAGAATAATTATAAGACTTTTGGAAGTACCTCATAGACCTAGCAAGCTCATCGCCGTAGCTTCTGTGCTCAAACGGTGTCGCCTTCTCGCCAACTTCTAGCTGAATACCAGTGATATACCAGTTATTACTGGCAGAGGCCATCAGGTTCGTACTTGTTGGATGACGATTATTAAAATCGGAACCCCAAGCATTTTGATTTGAAGATCCTCCTTTGTTACTGCCAACAGCTAAATACCACCTAATTTCAAAACCAGTACCATTATCGTCATCTATAGTGCCTGCAGTATCTCCAGGGACTGTAATTGTTTTGTATTCCCAAGTGTTAGCAGTAGAAATATTATAGGTTGTTTGGTACGCCCTAACAGCATCATCTTGATAAATAAAAAAGCCAAAATTTCCAGTAAGAGCAGATTGGACCCAGAAAGAGATTGTTACTGATTTGGCGTCAGACGAACCGTAACTCAACTGCGTTAGATCCTGTGCTTCAGGTTTTGTCTGAACATAAATTTCATCATTTGCGGATGGCGATGTATCGGCAGTTGTGACATCAAATTTGAGACTTCTTTTAAAACCTTTTCCACTGGGAACAGTGCCGCTTTGTCTAGCCACCGCACCTCCGCCGTTAATTCTTGATGACCATCTGTCAGTGATAAATGCGGTGGTGCTGCTTAAAGTGACTGAAGATCCATTATTTCTTTGATCTACTTTGTGCTCACCATTGATAATTAGGTTGCGATTACTTAATGCACCAGCAGTCGGCAGCTGCAGGCCATCCAATTGAACATGACCACTAGTGTCAATATCAATACCACCGTCTGTTGTGGAGGTGTTCTCGATGCGGTTTACTTTAATTTTACTCATAATTAACAGGCCATTAGTACGCAAGGAACGCAATAACTACCATCAGAATAAGTTTCTGAAACGGTAGTGCTACTCACCTTAGCAATTGTTTTAGAACGCACAATGTCATCATCCTGCGGTTTTGCCGTTCCATCACCAGCAGACATCAGCAGATCACCGCGTGCAACGGTTGTGCCCTGTGCAATGCGGATAACAAAGTCACCCGTCATCGCGCAATAAAAGTCGTTGGTATAGGTTTCATCGTCATCGTCCCAGGCTTGGAACACGCCAGAGACGTTTTTATCGCCTTCAACGTCGCTGACCTTCATTCGGTTTAGCTGTTCGTTATCTTCGGTGCCTGCATCTCGTGCAGGTTCTTTTACATCTCCAACGCTGACACCTTCAGGAAGCTCGTCATCTTTGGTGTAGAGCACTGCATCTTTGGCGTCATAAGCCCATTCACACATCTCATCAAGGTTACTTAATACAGAACCACGTAAGATCTCTGTGCGTTCTACACCGCCTGGAAGTTGTGACCAGCGTGAAAGGTGACCACCGTTGTATGAAACAGTTGTGCCTGAAACGTTGATACTTCCCTCAGCAGTACCAGCCTGGTAAAAAACTACTAAGTTTCCATCATTCCCTATTCTGTTGACTTTAAATGCAGTGCCGTTATTTTCTGCAACTTCAGCTCCGCCTTGAGGCGTTACAACAAATCCTCCATTGCCTGAATTGAGTGCAACACTTTTGTCGGTAAATGATCCCATCGCCATACCGATGGTGCCATCGTTATGGATTCGCATCCGCTCAGCGGAACTAGAACCATTGTCTGTATAAAAACTAAGCTGCCCTTGAGTGCTCTGTGTGCCGCTTGAACCTGTGATTGCTTTTATTTCTGCAATTACTCCTTGATTACCAAAAGTGTTTTCAAACTCAATGCTGCCGATATGCAAGTCAGCACTATTACCTCTATTACCACTAATTCTCGTTGTTGTGGGTCCAGACGTTTCAACGTGTAGGTTTACATCAGGGCTCGACGTTCCAATCCCTACATTGCCAGAGCTGTCGATTCGCATCCGCTCTGAATCATTTACACGGAAATACATTGCATTGTCTGAATGCAAATAAGAAATTTGACCAATGTTTGTATCTGTATCAGCAAAGAAAATACTGCTTTGACCAGCATCACCTGAAGTAAGCCCAAGTGTTGCATGTGTCGAGTTATTTATATCTAATAATCTAGATGGCGACGTCGTTCCAATCCCAACATTGCCTGAGCTATCGATTCGCATCAACTCAGCAGCAGAGCCGTTTAAGATCCTTGCGGGAGACGATGCACTGCTACCAAAATATCCGACTGTAGTTCCACTGTTTTTAAATTCAATTTTTTTGACTTCATCATTGGTGCTGTTAATATTTAGTCCTGTACCATTTCCTGTTATCCCAACATTTCCCGAGCTGTCTTTAACAACCACCTCACCAGCCGTAGCTGGCAAAGTTACCTGTAAATCACTACCTACAGCTGCGGGAACGTCCAGTTCAATTGACCCTGATGTTGCCCCGTTTAATTTAATTGACATTAGTTACCGTCCTTTGTTTGTGCTGCAAGGTTTTCAGCTGTACGAATAGCTGCTGTCTTAATTACGCCAAGGCTATAAGCTTGGTCAACTTGTCCTTCTAAACCAACTGCAATAGCAATACTGTTAGCATTGCAATGTGCTGTGTTTAATGCAACAATGTCATTCATAGCAATACGAGCCCGATTAGAAGCTGCATTTTGAATCCAATCTTTGTTGCTAGCCGCTGCCCATTCAAGGGCTTTGACTTCTGTGTCTGACAGAGTAATAATGTAGTCCATGTCAAGAAAGTAGGTAGATGGTTAAATGGTTTTGTGTGTTCGTACGAAAGCCATGATTTGAGCGTACTTCGATTGTATCATTCTCAGCGCAATTTAATATAATTGTAAAAGCGATAACGTCATGCTTGCTTGTTCCTCCAGAGTCACCTTTTTGAGTAGCAACAGTCTCCGCGCCGTAGTGTGCTCCGTTTAAATAAGGTTGGATGTTGAAGTACGTGCCGTTAGCTCCTGATTGCGTCGCCGTATTGTGACCTTGCACATCAGCTGCTACCAAATACCTTCCTGCAACCGGGCAAGTCCAAACGCCGGTGCTGTTATTCCAGTTGCTGCCAATTTGCCAGAATTGATGGCCAAGGTGCATTTTTGCAATTGAACTTGTCCAATCTAAACTGTCAAGATAAACACCAGGATTGGGATGTGTGACATAACCTTCAGAACTGATTTGCATCCGCTCGGTCGGGCTGTTTGCACCATCGGCAGTAGTGAAGAACTTTAAAGCAGTTGGCTGACTAGAGCCGGAAGTCCAAGTTCCGCCATCACGAGTACCTTTAATTGAAGCAGCATCTACATGACCGTTATCACTAAAGGCTAATTTTCCTATGGTTTGAGTAGAAGAGGGATTGTTAATTGTGCTCGACAGAATTACTGCACCCGCACTTCCCGCTGCACTATTGCCTTGAAAAACTGCGGTATTGACTTGAGAGCTACTAGACACACCCACCAACAACCTGCCCGAGCTGTCGACTTTTACTTGCTCTTCTCCAGCAGTAACAATACTGACTTCATCTGTTCCAAATTGCAGACCTGTGTCGGTGTCTGCCCCAGTGACCCCTGGAGCCGCTGCAGTATTTGTGCCGTCAATGCGAATAGTCATAATTAGACTATAACCCAACTTGACGTTGCGGGCACTGTAATAACGGCTCCTGTGTTGATCGTCAAAGGTCCTGCGCTAACTACGTTCCGGTTTGCCGTAATGGTGTAGGAGGACGTAATCGTATTGTCGTGCTCAATAGCCCACTGATCCGAGCCCCCGCCAGTCGCACCACCGCCAACACTCGCCCAGGCGCTGCCGTTATGACCCTCAAACTGGGTTGTTGTTGTATTGAATCGAATATAACCAGTAAGGTTTGCAGCGTTGCCACCATCAGCTGGTCGGTCTGCAGTTGCTCCATGCGGCAAAGCCACCGCATCAGTTGCGTTGATGTCAAGCGTTACAGCAGGCGTGCAATTTATGCCAACACGATTAGCGCTCACATCAACAAAAAGCCTGTCGGTATCAACCGTTAAATCTTGATCGCCAAAATCTGCATCAATCTTGGTGCCTGCAATAGCGGCAGATGCGTTGACGTTGGCATCAACAATCGCTCCGTCAGCAATTTTGGCGCTTGTAACAGCGTCATCTGCAATTTCAGCAGTGTCAATTGTGCCGCTTGATGCAGCCGTTATCCTGCCTTGAGCATCAACAGTAATGTCCGTTGCTGTGTAAGAGCCTGCACTAACAGCAGTGTTTGCAAGTTTGTCAGCAGTTACAGCATCATCTGCAATGTAAGCCGTTGCAATTGGTGTGCCGTTCCAAACGCCAGTTGCAATCGTTCCAACGCTTGTCAGGCTTGAGCCAACAACAGCACTACCTAAACTTGTAGCGTCAAGAACCTTTGTCCCAGCAATACGAAATTCTTTAGCGCTGGCAATGTTGACGTGCTCTGAAAAATCCCAACTGTCTGTGCTGTCAGTCCAGAGAATTGTGTGATCAGTTGTGCCTTTTAGCGTGATGCCACCGCCGTCAGCAGTCGTGTCAGTTGGCGTGCTGACCTTGCCAATTTCAATATTCTTATCTTCAACAACCAATGTGGTTGTGTCAATCGTGGTTGTGGTGCCGTTGACCGTTAAATTATTTGTAACCGTCAGATCGTTGGCAATCGTGATGTCATTGGCCAGCTTGGCGCCAGTAATTGCATCATCCGCAATGTCTGATGTAGCTAGCGGATAAGCAGAAAGCGAAAAGCCCGGCTCATAAGCCAGGCTGCTCCATGCCGTACTGCCGTCGCCAACTTTTAACTTGCCAGTGTCGGTCTCATAGCCAAACTCACCAGCAAGCAGTGTTGGGTCTGCGCTAGTCCAATTCGCCGCAGTGTCGCGGCGCTGCTGCATCTGAACTCTTATGTTTGTTGCAGTCATGACGCGGCACCGCCTCCCTTGAGTATAGATGCCGCAGCGGTTTCGGGATCAGCGTCGTCTGCATCCATAATAAAAGGGGCAGTCCCCATAAATGCAAAGGTGTTAGATAATTCTTCCGAGCCAAGCGCTGCCGGCTCACCATTCAACACATAAAGCAGGCGGACGCCGACAAGATTTAAAAGATCAACTGAAATATCGGTGTAAACACCGCGCTGCGTTTCTTGTGGTTTGGCTCGATAGCGAAACAACGAATCAGCAGGCAACACGTCAGCACCGCCCCAAATTTCAGTTGGCAGTTTGAATTGATGATGAAAGCCAACGCTGTCTAAAAAATGATCCCTGATTTGAGTGACTTCAGTTTCTAAAAGGTTGGTATAAGTCAACGTGATTCTGTGATGGCTTTGCCTAAGCGAATGCCGAAAACGGATAGGCCCGCCAGTTGTTGTGGGCTCCTCGCTTACGTTTAAACCGCCAAGATCGTAACTGATCTGACTAGGCAAAATTTGAGGGTAGTCAGCCATTAGATTACATACGGTGGCAACAATTCAAGGGTAACTGTGGCTGTCGATTCGCTGTTGCTTTGCTCAACCTGCGGCGGCTCTTGGTATCTAAATAAATAGTCAGTTGGAAACGAAAGGTTTGTTGCCGTCAAAATAGAATCTGGCAAATCAAAGGTTTCAAAGATTCCATGCGTCGCATAATGAGCAATTAGATTGAATCTTTCGTCTGATGTTAGACGGTCAAACGATAGACGCAAAACATGGCCTACAGCAGCGTTTGAATGGCGCACGCTTGAATTCTCGCCGTTCAATACCGCAAATTGTGTGCTGGCGTTTGTGCCTGGCGTATAAGTCCGCGTAGCCGGTTCTAGCGCTGGGAAAGTTGCCATGATTAACAGCTGTCTGTGCGGAACAATTCGTATGATTGGACAAAGGGAATATCAATTGCGTCCCAATCGTCGCCGCCGCAACTTTCATTCGCGACATGATCTTGGAAGGCGAAACCGCTGTTAGTGATGGTTTCACAAGGTTTGGTCGGTCTATAGTAATTTATAATTTGAAAAGTAGGTCTTGCTCCTGACTCGCTGCAGTTTTTAGTCGCGCCGTTGCAACCTATACATTTTGGGCCAATTCTTATTTCAGCTGGGCCTTGCCAAGAAAGGTGTTCTGTGGTGCTGGTCGAAAGGCCGCCGTTTTGAATTATGTTGTTATAAACCCTTGTATTTGTTGGGATTGGATCAGTCTTACCAAGCTGTATTGGGGCGCCAAAACCTGACGCTGTGGATGGATCACTGCAACGCCCAATCGCCACAATTTCATGATCAATCGTATCAACAGTAATCTGCAAAGTGTAGTTACCGTTTATCGCTTCAGTTTGCGTTGAAATTAGCTCACGTTCGCCAGTATTTTTATCAACTTTGAACCATTGAACTTGTCCAACGCAACTAAAATCATCAGTTGAGACATTAAGCTCATCGCCGGGATCATGCTCGCCAGAGAAAAGCTCAAGGTCTTGTGTTTCCTCTAATGAATCTTCGGGGTTGTCTGGCGGTTCAATTGGTTCGCCTTCCTCCTCCGGCGCGCTTAGCTCTGTGCCCGTAGCGCCACCGGCGCCGCCCCCGCCACCTCCGCCACTGCCGCCAGTAGGGGCATCAAAAGCAGGGTAATCAACGCCTTGATTTGCCAATCCGGTGTCGTCTGTAGCGCTGTTCTCATCGCATGAAAAATCAGTGCGGCCAACGTCAATTGTCACTCCAGGCCCCGATGCTGCAGCAACCGTTCGCGCAACCAAGCTGCGTTGCTGAGTATCAATTGGAAAATGAGTCAACGTAAACACGCACGCGCCGCCGGTTGTCTTTTCAATTCTCTCAATCTCATAAATGTAATCGTGAAACCCTGGGTTACCTACAGCGGTCTCACGCCGCAAGCGAACGCGGCAAATGTCGCCAATCCCAAGGCTACTGTTGTATGTCCCTGATCTAACAGTGATTCGCAGCGTGTGCGTCACGTACTTGCGGCGGGCAAGCTTATACGCTGCCACCTTGACCGCATGATCCTCATAAGCGCAAAAGGCGCTTAGGTCATGCTGCTCATATGGACCGCTATCGGCCAGGTCTACATATTTGACCTGTGTGGAACGGGGGAAGCCAATGTCAGCATCAGGTTGCTGACGCCAAATCATGTCATAAGCAATGTCTTGCCGGTCAGACAGCGGGACATATTCAATCTCAAAACCATCAGGCAACAGGTGCTCTTCGGTAAACGTAAAGTCAAAGTCAATCTTGCCAGTGTTGATGGTGTGGTTTGCGTTGACCGGCACCCTTGGCTTAAAGCTATATTTGCCCTTGGATTGAATTAAGCGAAGCAGGAAGTAATCTCCTGTTGCTGTCAGCCATTCCTCAAGATTTGAGCTTTCACTAAATTGACCATTAAAGAAAAAACTGTTTGCGTTGGTAAAGTTAGCCGCAGCAGTCATGCCCGTTGTGTCAATCAGGGTTTCAGCAATCTGACTTGACTGCCTTATTAAATACAAAGCAAGATCAATGAAATTATTGCTAGGCCCTAGGCTGTCATCAAGGATGCGCGTGACCTGCATTCCGTTACGCACAAAAACGTGCACCTGGTTATCCCAACGGGTGTCAGCGTCGTCAAAAGTGTTGATATAACTGAGCGTCGTCATGTTGTCATAACGCCCAGAGGTGCCGCAATACTGAGGGCAATCCCAAATTGTTGCGCCTGAAAGCGTCGTCGAACCAATGTTATTGCCAGGCGTCCAAGTGCCTGCGCGGCGGTCATACGTCTGCGCCCATGTGCCCTTACGGCAAGCACCTTGAAAAACATCTTTGATTGGCACGGTCGCAAGGCTGCCCTCACTCAAAACCAACATCAAGCTGACGGTCAAAACATTGGTGCTCTCGGCGTTTTCGTATCTTGCCTCTGTAGCTTTCGGGCTTACAAAAATCCCACCGTTGCTGCTGACCTGACGACAGAAGACGATTGGGACAGGTTCGCCAATGCTCGCCGCCATTTGCGCAGAGTTCAGGCTATCTGCAGCAGCTGCAGCAGCCTCAACAGCAGGCGCGTCAGAAACACCGTTTTGCGCTGCTAACAAGCCAAGTGGGTCAGCAATCCTGATCGTCATTTCCGCAAAGGTGCTCCAATAAGAAATGAGTTGTACTTACGCGGCGGCACTTGTGCGCCGACTGGCGCCAGGGCGCTGCCTAGTTCTAACTCTAAACGAGTGAAATTACCCGAAAGGCCTTGGACCTGTCCTGTAAATTCTGCGATCAGCGTTTGCGTTGATTGCGGTGCGCTTTGGTTGCCAGTGCTGTTGAACTCATAAATTTGGATTTCTACAAAACGGCTATTGTTGATCGCCGCTTCAACCTCTGAAACCACGCTGTTTGTCGCTGGAATCTCAACCGTTAAATCTTGACCGCCAGCCGCACTGGTCTCTGTGATTCCATTGACAGCAAACGGCATAAATTCCCAAGAGTTACTGTCGAGCGTCACTGTTTGGTTGACGTAATAGCTTTGCCACCTGACGTAGGTTGTCGAGGTGCTAAAGATTCTTAGAAATTGGCTTTGGGCTCTGCTACTCATGCGTAGATACCTTGATAACGGCGACCGCCTGGGGTCCGCGCATTCCTGAACATTTGATTGCCAAATGACTTCAGGGCACGCTCAAGATCGTTGACGGTCACATAATTTTGACCGTCTTGCTGCAACACCGGCCCCGTCGTAATTTGAACAGTGGTGTTAGCAGCGCCACCG